AGGACCACTCCACCGAGAGATCTACCCCTCAGGGCCATGGCGTTTTCGGTGCCCTTTAGTTCGATGAGGGAGCCGTTGCGGAGCTCGATTTTTAGGTCGGATTCGTTCTTGCTGGCGACCCAGGGTTGGGGAACCAGTGACTTCAGGGTTTTCCAGGCGATGTCTTTCGCCATTCGGTAGGTGGGGGCGCAGTAGAAGTAGACCTCGCCGGGTCGGTCGATGGCTGCGCGGAGGAGTTCGATGCAGGAAAGGTAGGATTTGCCGAAACGGCGGCCCGCCACCAACACTCGGAAGCGGGTTTTGCTGCTAAATACCTCACCTTGGGCGTGGCGAAGGCTTAAATCCGAGCTATTTGGCACGTTCCAGCGGAATACTTGGCTCTACTGTATAGGTTTGTGTTGAGTTTACCGCTCCAGCGATGGATAAGAGTGCAAGAGGCAGTGGGATGAGCACGAAGAGCGCTAATGCCATGGCCTCGTACGGCTTTAGCAGCGTTTTTTGGTTGTGGTAGCGGGGGTGGCGGTAGCTCATGGGGATGTATCACAGTAGAAAGTATATTGTAGCATATTATTTTGATGGTCGTTCCAGGGAATTCTGAGAATTGAACCCCTACCCCCCGTGTACTAGGGTAGATGATGTTTCAGATATACCTGTAGGTTCCCTGCACCCTGTACTAGTACATACGTACTGCAACTGTACCCCCTTGTGCCACCCCGTACTACTGGCACTAGTACACTTTCGCAGGCACGCGAAACGCAAAACGCTAATACAAATGTACTATTCTAATTGTAACAAACTTTAACATTGCAGAGGGGCAGCTGCCCGTTTATTGTGCTATAATATGAGAGTACAAGAGACAGGCAGCGCGCCCAGCCTGCGGTCACTAGTACAAACCTACTGCACCTAGAAAAATGAAGAACTTGACCAGTGCCGCAATCGGCACACGGTTGGAAGCGGTGGCCCGTGCCGTCGCTCCAGCCATGGTAGCTGTCTATGTGGCGGGCTACATGCTCGGCACATGGCTACACACCACTAACGACCGGTTGGCAGCGGCTCATGTGCGCCTATTAGGGCACGCACCAGCGGCACAGCCACAGGCACCACGCATCAAAGCCACCAGGCACGCAGCACCGCTCACAGTGGAGGCCCTAGTGGCCGCCCACACGCAGCGCGAACTGATGGCAATGGCAGGCACCAAGTCCAAACGCTCCAAGAAACAACTAGCTGAGAGGATTCTCTCCAAATGACTAAAACTTTTTACCGCCAGATTTTGGCAAAAATTAAAACATTAACCGCACAAGGTAAGCATATAGAAGCTCAGGCCCTATATGTTGCTTACTTTAAAAATTGAATAATAAAAAAGGGCCTTAATTGGCCCTAAAAAGAAAAAACCTGCAAGGTGCACAAGGGGGGACTATGTCTCTCCTTGGTTTTGCTGTGGTTCGATGCTGATATTCAGTTTTACCTCTTCCGCAGTGGTGAATTCTGTTCCTTCTCCGATCGAACGCCCCAGGTCAGCCATTAGGGCCTGAGCACTTGATAACTGTGACTTCTTAAGAGCCATGTTAATGGCCCTGAGCCGCATGTTATTTAAACGTGCATGCATTTTGGCCTTTTCATTCTCCCAGTCCTGTTGGAGCCACTCGTTCACCCGTGCCCAATCTTTCCAACCGGTAGTTACGGCGATGCTTTCGCGATCAGAGTGCTCTAGGACCAATTGACGGGTAGAAAGCCCTGAGCCTTGCCTAAGAAAGAGCCTTCGGCAACGGGCCTCAATAACCGCGTCAGGATTGCGCTTTCCGTAGACTCCTTTGCCCTTATCATCAACCGGTCCTTTGTATCCTTCCTTGGTTTCTCTCTCGAAAGACTCAGCCATCGCAGGCGTTCCAGGCTAACTATTGAACCTAATCTAACGCCAGACACTAGAAAGCCCGCGCTAGGCGGGCTGTTTGGCTGTTCTGCGCCGCAGGCGCTAGCGTGCCAGTGCTTCAAGACCAGTAAGAACTATCTGAGTCATAAACTCGATTTCTTCTTCCTGCCTCAGCTGCACCATTGCAGGAATGTTTTGCTGCTGCACGTCAGTGAGCAACTCATGAGGCAGATTCTCTTCATGGAAAGTGAGACGATTGAGGTTGGCACACATCCACTCCATTTGATCGGACGTATAAGAATCCGTTCCAGCTGTGGCAATCTCCCAGGAAATTTCCCGGTAATCCTCAACATCCCACTCTTTGTCCGAGCAAAGCGAGGACTCTAGTAGGGAGGCAGCAATGTGGGAGACGGTGGCATAACGCCACTCATTTGGAAGTTCGTGGTCATGTGCAGCGTAGATTATCTCTTGCAAATCTTCCCTCACAGCGTCCCAGTGAGAATCCTCAGAGAGCGCTGTATGAAGTGAGCCATCCTCCCTGCGTGTGGTTTGCAGGCAATGATCCAAAGCCTGGATCCAATCGAGAAGCGAAACGGGATTGGCAGCAACGGGTGAAAAAGTCATTTGTCAATAGGTGGTAAATGGTGCCGGTTTGTCCGACTCACAAACAATAGCATAGGACAATAGGAAACGCAACGCCCCAGCAAAAACCAGTGTTTTGTCCGATTTGTCCGGTTTGTCCGGTTTGTCCGATTATCTGGTATTGTAATTTCATATCACCTAATAGCTTCGTTTCGAGCGAAGCGAGAAACCTATGGCATCGCCCCAGCAGATCGCTGCACGTCACTCCGTTGTCCGTGCTTGGTTAGAGCGTGGCATCCGCCCCAGTAGCGTTGCCACCATGGCATCCGTCCGATTTGAGATCAGTCGCTCCACTGCTTACGAAGACATCAAGAAAGTCTCAGCAGATATCGACATGTCAGACGACGGGCCAGCAGAGGAGGAGGAGCAAATCTCCCAAGCCTCAGTCCTTGCATCGCTCCAGCATCATTTCGATATTGCCTGCGCTACAGGTGACATCAAATCAATGACTCAACTCGTCACAGCCATCGATCGTGCCAAGAAATGGTCCGCCCCATGCCAAACCTCTGCATCTCCCTTCGCCTGAGGGGATGTGCTACAGTACATTCAATTGAGTATCTACCATGCGAACACCAATCAATTTCAGCGTTTCAGACCTCAAAAGTAAAACGCTCCAGCATCAGAAAACATCAGCAGCAAAAGTACGCACCAGCCCTTGGCAAGTTTTTACGGGGGAGCGCGGCGGTAAGTACACAATCGCTAAGCGCTCAGACGGTACTCTCTACCGTCGCTACTTCTGATAATAGTACAAACGAACTACCACCTAATCGCTCCACCCCATGAAACTGTTAATCGCTTCATTTTGTGTTTTGGCCTGCTGCTTAGGCGGGCCCATGAACGCTCCAGGCTCTACGTACGGACAACGTACGGACAACGCTCCAGTCATTACCACCTACTGATCATGCAATTCTCTGATTCCTGCTATCCACCACAGCTTGTGGAATTCATTAATGACACCCTCGAAAGGGAGGATCTTGACGCTACTGAGCAATGGCGTGCGATTTGTGAGGCTGAACACCACTCCTACAGCCATGTGGACGCTCCATGCTTTAAGGGTCTTCCGCACCAGCTGACCCTGGAGACTGCGCCTCGGGAGTTTTTGTTGATGATCATTAGGGCGAAACGTACCAGGGGATATAAGAAGCTAATGAAGGCTTTTGGTGTGGCGGTTTGGTCCTATTAGGCGCCAAATGGCTATGAATGGCCTCTGTGTGCCCTCACAGGGGCTATGAATGGTCTTTTAGGTCTCTTTGGGCGTGGAGTTCGTCGAAGAAGCGTTCACAGCGCTCCAGGAATCTATCTTCTGCGGCGGTTAGTGCTTCACGATCCAGGAGGGTTGTTACTGGTTCACCTGAACGGCGGGCTGTGACGATCGCTCCAGCCTTGGCCTCGATGCCTGTTAGATGGCGAAGCATCAGAGAATACGCTCCACATTGGTCCCGGTAGTTCTTATTGCTCATCTCCATGTCTGCGTGGAGAGATTTCCCTGTGGTTTTGAAATCTACGATTACCGGTCCCGTTCCACCTATATCGATTAGGCAGTCGCAGCTACCTGCGAAGCCTCCTGGGTGGTATCCGCTGAATTCCACTGCATGGACAGCTGTGCAATTATCTAAAAGCCAGCCCCTCAAGCCTCGCGCATAACCTGATGCGCTCCAGGCAACTTTTGGTGCTGATTGGAGAGCTTTTTCCAAAGACCACTTAGTGACCGCTTTGGGGGCGCGGTATAGACCGTCCTCTCCGAGTTTGTAGCTGTTGCGTTTGTTCGCTGCGGATCGGGCCAGTCTTTGTGATAGGCGGAGCATTTTCTCGGCGCTCCAGTGGGCAGCAGTTCCACGCCTAGCGGCCATGTCTCTGGACTCAGCTGATCCGGGACGAGACAGCCATGAATCCAGTCTCTTTTTACTTTGTTCATCGTTGGTGGCTGAAAGAATTCGAGTGACTGAGAAGTAGATTTCTCCGCTGGTCTTGTGGATATAAATTCTTCCTCCTGGATCCTGTTCGTCGTTACGTTCCAGGGTTTTGTTTCTGAGTGCAGCTAGCTTGTCTTGTTTGTCTAGTGTCACTCAATGTAAGGCTGTTGTTCTGTACTGTAACGCTTGCGATATTTGCCCTCTAAGTATTTAATGTGCTCGTCCACTAGGTGCATTGAACTAACAAACTGGACTAAGTCTCCTACCTGGATTTTGTACATTTGGCCGTCTTCGGTCATTGTTACTTCGGCTGGTGGGATGGTAAAAGACACAGTTTCTCCAATGTAGTTAAATCCTAGCCCAAAAAGATGAGGGTGCAAAAACTGCACCCCCACCCCCTATTTTTGTTTCTTGCGTTGAGCGTGCCAGAA